TATAGTTATTATCATATTCTCCAGGTCCATAACCTAAAGATATAAATCTTTCTTGAGTGGTTATAACACCGGTAAATGTTGTTTGTCCTTTATCATTTTTCCCTGATGGAGTAACTTGTTGAACTTTTCTTGGTACAAATTCATGGATTGGAATAAAGTTAAATCCTGTTACTCTAATAATATGTGGTACTTCACTTACAGTTGTATCACGTTGTCCATCTGGTCCTATTCCTATTTCCCATGATGTATCTTCTGTTATGCTATATGATAATCCAGTTATAATACCTGGTTGTTCATAAAAATATCCTCCAATAGTTAATTTAATCATATTACCTCTCATATTTCCACCTGTTGGACTATAATCTGGGGCTAATGTTGATGCTAAATAATTTAATTTTTTATACATTGGAATAAGTTCTGCTTTTGATTGAGCAGCTACAGTCCAAGATAATGAAACTTTTCTGTTAAAGCCATTGTAAGTATAAAAACTTTCACCTCTTCCTAAATATTTAGTAGCATCCCATTGTGCTTCATATGAATCATCAATAGAATTTAAAAATGCTCTAAAGTGTATAAATGTATTTTTTTCAACATTACCAGGCAAATTACTCATAACCTGTATTCTAAATTGAACTAAGTCGTTAGTATCTTTTTTAGGATCAACAGCATCTGAAGTATATAAAGGTTGAGCAGTTATTCTATCATATGATGATATGGATGCTGCTCCATTTCCTACTCCTGTTGAATAATCATTTAAATTTTTACCACTTCTATCTCCTGGGTTTCCTAAAAATATTCTTTGTTCTATATTTTGGGTTAAATAATCTGGGGTTAATGGAGCTAAACCTATTTGATCACGTTGAAATGGAGTTAATCTATTTCTTAAGGCCAATCTAAAATCCTGGACTTTAGTTGTAGATCTATCTTGAATTGCAAACGATTCTCCTTTTTGAGTATCTAATAATTGTCCATTTGGATCAACAACAGTAATAGGTTGTGTTGGTTCATTTTTAATATCCCCTAATTGTTGATTAGTATATGTTAAAACATTATTTTTATTTAATGGATTAGTTATATTATCAACATATTGTGTTCTTTGACTAGCAAACTTAATATAAGTTTTACCAATACCTAAACCTGATCCTGGGCCTCCTTGATATGATAATACATTAACATCTGCATTGTCAATAATAATTTTATCATTCCATAATCCTACTAATCTATTTCTTAATAATAAAGATGATGTTTCAGATGCTATGGATTGCCCTCCAGCACCATTAGATGTAAAAGTAGTTCCTGTAACAACTCTAGTTGTAAGATTAAGGGCACTTGTATTAGATCTTAATACTGCAGCTTCATAATTATTTGGAGTAGAGGTTCCTGGGGTTAATAATCCTGAAAATGGGTTTAGTCCTTGTTTATTAACATGTAATCCAAATGCTACTCCCCCTGCCTCAGCTAATGTAGATAAAGGTGTGTAAATACCTTCATTTAAAAGTCCTGTACTTGCTTGAGTACGAACAGCCATTCTAGAAAGTAAATTTTGTTTTATAACAAATAATAAACCACTTGGGTTATTAGGATCTTTAAAATATTTACCTAATCTAACTACATCTAAAGCTGAGTCGGATACAGCTTTGGCTCCACCCCTTAAGATGAAATCTTGGTTTTGGGCACCAAATTCTCCTAATTTTTCAGGAATAGGAGTTTGAATATATGGTTGGCTACTACTTCCACCACCAATCCTATCCTTTCCAAACTTAAGAGATTTAAGATCGGTATAAAGATTTATAAGTCCCATTATTAAGCTGGTAAGCTATCAATATATCTTGGTGGTGTTGCTCCATTTAAATCTAAAAATGAAGGTAATGGTAATATATTAATTACACCATCATTATATGCTTGAAAAGCTGTATTTACAGTTGAAAATAAAGCGCCATTTAATGAATAACCGGGTTGGTTACCATCAGCATGAAGTTTTGATAATTGTGTTGCTCCAGGGTTTGTTATTGGAGTAGTACCACTACCATATGATAATGATGAACCGGCTGTTGTTAATTTATCTAAAAGTCCCATTTTGTATTATTTTAATTTATTATAAATATTATGTTTATTGAGTTTTGTAAGTTCCTATATTCATAGAAGTACCTACTTTTGTAGAATCCATATATACAACACCTTCTTTAGCTAAAATTTGGCTTAATATTGCTTTTACATTTTGCATTTCAGCTATTAATGGTGAAATATCCATACTTACACTTCCTCCTCCTTTATTAGTAACAGGTTTATTTAAATCTGTACCAGCTATTACGCTATCATTTTTATCTAATTTATATGTACCTTTTTCACCTGATACTACTAAGCCACCATCTGGAGAAATCATACCATCTTGCATTTGAGAATATACTACTGCTCCTACTCCTGCTGCTAATAATAAACCTGCTGCTGCACCTATTGGATTAGCAATAGCCCAAGCCGCTGCCATAGCTACATATTCACCTACTAATATACCAGCTTTGGCTATTAATGGAGCCATTTGTGCTGTAGCTTTTATAATTCCTCCAACCATTTGCACTCCTATTACAGCTCCAATAGCTGTCATAACTCCTAGAATAACATTAGTATGTTCACTAAACCATCCTAATGCTTCACTTATTTTTGGTAATAATGTTTCTGCTATAGGAGTAAATGCATCTCTAATCTTTTCAACAATTTTTTCAAATTTTTCTGAGTTGCTATTTTGTTCTAATTGTTGGGCATATGATTCATCTCCTAAAACTTTTGCTGCTTCTTCAGCAGTCATTGTTTTTCTTAAAGTTTCATATTTTTCTTTAGCAGCCTCTGCATCTTTTGCTCCAATTTTTTGTAGTGCTTCTCTTTCAATTAACGAAGCAGCTAATTCATCTCTACTTAAACCAGTTGCTTTTGCAATTGCTTCTTGTTGAATACGATTCATTTTAGAAAATTCAGCTGTACCTCCTACTTGTTGGAGAATTTCAGCTGATGCACCTGCTATATCACCATTTAAAGCTAATAATCTTGCTTTTTCTAAATTTAAATCTTTACCAGTAATTAATTCTGCTTCTAATTCATTTGATATTGATGATTCAAAATCTAATAATCCTGAAGATATTTTATCAGCTTGTTCTAAATTAATACCGAATTGTTTGGCTTTTACTGCTGCTTCAGCTAATTGTTTTGTTGTACCACCAATTGATAACTTAATAGAAGCTGATGTGCCAGATACTTCTTTTAATAATTGTTTTTCATTAAGTATTAATCCATTTTGGGCAGATAATGCTTTAACGGTACCTAAAAATTGTTTTGTATTATCTTTTAAATTGCCACCAGTTGCTAAAGTTAATTTTTGGATACCTATTAATTCTTCATTAGTAAATCCTGCTTCCTCTCTTAACTGAGTGAATGTTACTAAGTCTTCTTTATTTAATTTAGCATTAGTACCTAATGATTGTCCAACTGCTACTAAAGATTCTTGTAATGTTCTTGTATTAACAAATGCGTCTCCAGTTGACGCAGCTATTCCAGATAGTTCTGTTCTTAAACTAGCAGCGCTTGTATAAGACATATTCATGCCTTTAGCTAATTCACCTGTTGCCTTATCAGCTCCAACTAATATATCTAAAAAACTTTTAGCTAAGAAAACAGTTGTTGTTAAAGGATCAGTTAAATTTGTTAAAATATCTCCTCCAACAGATTTAACTGCTGCTCCCATTGCTGAGAATTTACCACCTCCATCTTTTATTTTAGCTCTAGCTGCATCTAAAGCTTTATTAGTATCTATAAGATTTCCTACAATAGGAATTTTAGACATTCCTTTTAATAAAGCACCAGTAGTTCCTAACGTTTCATTAATTTTAATTTCTTGTTCTAATCTTTTACCAATACTATCTACTAACTCCTGTTCAACTTTAAATGAATTTTCTTTAGCCATTAATAATGCTACTTCAGCATCTGTACTAGCATTTTCATATGACAACTTTTCAGCTGCAGCTTTTAAATCTCTTAGATTTATTACTGACTTAGCTTTAAGATCTTTTAATTGTTTAACATTTAATCTAGAAATAGATTCTTCATCATTTTGAAGTTTTTTAGCTATACCTGTTAATCCAGAATATAGTTTAGAGGCATCCTTAACATGGTCAATCTGTTTTCCTAACTCAGCGTTTATTTCTCTTAAAATATCGCGCTGGTCTTTAAAAGATTCGTTATCTGGGGTGATATTATCTGCCATTCTATAAGGTATTGTTTATTATAAATATTAAAACTTATAACTTATTTATAGGTAGTTTTGGGTTTTGTAGTTTTTGCGCCGGGAGTTATTTTTTTAGGTGCACTGTTCCAATTACTACGATTAACGTTACCTGACGAATCAATTAATGTTGAAGTACTACTATCCTTATTAGCATTTTCCGCTCTTTCATTTTCCTTTTGGTGGAATTCATTTATTTTATTAAATGTAAATATACGAAGCCAGCGAGGCATATTATAAATAGTATTCCAATCATATCCACCATTACCATGAAATACTATTTCATGAATTTGAGTAAATAAATTAGCTCTAACTATAGAAGCAGTACTAGAAGTCAGGCCAAAAAAACTTAATCCCAACTGGTATATCGATTCTACTTGAACTGCCTTCGGGAAAAAAAGTTAAATCAACATCTGGTTGGTTTTCCTTAACATGTTTTCTTAGTTCTCTTGAATCTCGAGCAAGTAAATGATTATCAACGAATTCTCGAATTGTTTTTGTTTCTCGATCTTCATTAACTGAAGTAATAAGATATTTTAAACGCGTGGAAAGTTCTGGAGATGAGTTAGAATTAATTTTTTTAAGACCGTCCAATTCAGCTTGTATCTTTTGTTCATCATTATGGGTTAAGATTTTATAAGTAATGTTTGTGTTGGTAGACGGTAAAGTATAATTAAATTCATTTACACCTTTATTAGCATGTTCAAATGGTTTATTTTCAATAGTTGTTAAATCTACTGAATATTCATTATTAGCATAGTTAAATGTATAATCTTTACCATATCCTAAAACACGCGCTGCTACCATAATAGCGTTTTTATCACCCGTAACTAAGTCGTTATAATTTATTTTTGATACTATTAATGCTTGTAATAATTTATCTAATACTACACCCTTTTGAATGTAAGATTGATTAGTTAAAATGTCTTCATGTTTGGCAGTCATATAACACATTTCGATTTTACCGCTTGATAATGGGTTTTCGGATGGGTATAATAGACCTTTTGAAGGTAAGTCAATAATTTCTGTTGGGATGTTTTTTTCCATAGCTTTTATTTAATGTAACTTGTTTTGTGATAAATATACGAAGGATAAAGGAGCTCACCAAGTTTAAAGGTGAGCTCTCTTAAATTTATTTTTTCTCAGAAATTGAGGATGCAATAATCCATTCCTAAGTTAACTGTTAATTCTTGTGCTGCGTTTTCATCATCCCAACTGTAATCACCAAAGCTAGCATCTTTAATAAATGCGCCTTTAATAATCCATTCAGACACGATATCACCTACAGGACCTAATACGTTAACAGTTACATCTTTCTTATAAAAATCTGAGTAACCATCACGACCAGTAACTGATTCATGGTGTAAACGAACCCATTCCATTACAGCTTG